GGTCAAGCGGGCGCGGAAGTTCGACAGATTATCAGCGAGAATGCTCTTATAGGATCAGGCCATGGCGTCAGCTGAGCTGCCACCCGTTGCCGCCAGCGCGTTCGCTGACCTGCTGGGCGTCCACCACAACACAGTCCAGAACTGGATCAAGAACGGAATGCCCTACACGCGCTCCGGAAAGTCCGCGGGCGTGGAGCTCCGCGACGCGCTGCGCTGGGTGCAAGGCCGGCACGAGGCCGAGATCCGCGAGCTGCGGGAGCGCTTCGACAGCGAGGGCGGGAAGTCCCGCAAGATCCTAGCGGACGCGCGGCTCAAGGAGATCCAAGTCGCGGAACGCGAGGGGCTGCTGCTGACCAAGGCCGACGTAGAGGATACGTGGACCGGCGCGCTCGCTGCGATACGATCAAACGTCATGAGCGTGCCTGCTAACGCTGTGCAGCTCGGGCTAGTGCCGCCCGCGCAGGAGGCCGCGCTCGAGATCATGTGCCGCGACGCGCTGGCCAGCAGCGGCCGCTCTCTCGGCTGGGTCGAGCCCGAGGAGGGCGAGCAGTGAGCAGTTGCGAGAAGTGCTGGAGCGATTCCGCAAATCCGTACGAACACCACTCAGAGAAGTATCGAGCCTTGGTTGCTGAGCGTGACGCGGCCGGAAAGACATGCACGCCCGAGGAGCAAGCCGGCCGCGAGGCTAGAGTGTGCAGCTCGTGCGGCCGCTGTGCCGTACACCAACATACGAACCAGTGCGTGGCATGCGGAGCTGCGCAGTGAGCCACCCGGCGGCGGCCGACTCGCTCGCCGCGGTGGTCCGCCACCTGGTACCCGAGCGCCGGCTGTCCGTCTCGACATGGCTCGACAAGCATCGCGTGATGGGGCTGGGTTACCCGAGCGCGTACACCGGCCCGTGGCGCACCGCGTTCACTCCGTACTTGAGAGAGCCCATGGACGCGTTCAACGACCCCGCGGTCAAGACCATGGTGCTGCTGTTCGCGTCGCAGATCGGCAAGACGGAGGCCATGCTTGGGATGTTGATGCAAGGATACGGCGCCGACCCGGGCCCGTGCATGTGGGTCATGCCGACGCTGGACGACGTCGAGAGTTTCTCCAAGGAGCGGCTGGTCAGCGCGCTCAAGACGTGCGACGTGCTGCACGTCGGCAGCACCCGCTCGAGAACGTCCGGCGACGCGGTGCGGCAGAAGCGAATCAACGGGCTGCCGCTGGTCCTGGTCGGATCCAACAGCACGAGCGGCCTCGCATCCCGTCCGATACAGCGGTTGTTCTGCGACGAGATAGATGTCTTCGAGACGACGGCGGAGGGCGACCCGCTCGAGCTGGCGTCTCAGCGAACGCTGTCGTTCCGCCGCAGCAAGAAAGTTTTTTCGTCGACCCCGCGCATCAAGGGCGCGTCTCGCATCGAGGACCTGTACGAGCGCAGCGACCGGCGGGAGCTGTTCGCCCCGTGCCCGCGCTGCGGCGAGCACTTCGTGGTACGGTGGCGTCACGTGCGCTGGCTCGAGGGCGACGCGTCTACCGCGCACATCGAGCACCTTGAGAATCCTGGTCCGTGCGGGCACCCCGCCTGCCCAAAGGACCGGTGCTCTCTCGAGAAGCCCGGCTGCGGCGGCAGGATCGAGGACAGCGAGCGCGGCCCAATGTTCGCGGCCGCGCAGTGGCGCGCGACTGCGCCGGTGTCCAGCACCCGCGGCTATAGGGTCTGGGCGGTGGTCGCGCCGTGGATGCGTCTCTCAGAGATCGTGGAGCGCTGACTGAAGGACAAGCAGCGACCCGACACGCTTCAGACGTTCGTCAACCTCGTGCTCGCCGAGAGCTGGGAAGTCCCCAGCGAGCGCGTGGAGTCCGCCTCCCTGCTGCTGCGCCGCGAGCAGTACCGCGCCGACGTGCCAGCCGGCGCCCGCGTTCTTACTGCCGGCATCGACACGCAGGACGACCGGCTCGAGATCCTGGTCATGGGCTGGGGCGCCGGCGAGGAGTCCTGGGTCGTGCACCGGGAGGCGCTGTTCGGCGATCCCGCAAAGCCCGAAGTGTGGCGAGAACTGGACGTTCTTCTCAACAGGCCTTGGCATCGGGAGGACAAGCGCAGCGCGTACGTGCAGTGCTCGCTGGTGGATGCGCTGGGCCACAAGACCGCGGCTGTGTACGCTGCTGTGGTGCCGCGCCAGGCGCGCCGGCTGTACGCCAGTTTCGGCAAAAGCGGCGGAGCCTCCGGGCAGTCGGTCAGTCAACTCAAAGTTCTTAACACTCCGCAGGGAAACGTTATGCGGTACGTCGTAGACCCGGACCAAGTGAAGGCGACGATCTACTCCAGGCTGCGCATCGAGGACAAGTCCGGCCCCGGCGTTATCCACTTCCCCATGACGGTGGGCGACGCGTTCTTTACGGAGCTCACGTCGGAGCACCTGCTGACGGAGCGGAACAAGTACGGCATTCCGTCGAAGCGCTGGGCCATGCGGCCCGGCAACGAGAGGAACGAGACGCTGGACTGCTTTGGGATGGCGCTCGCGGCGCTGAGAATAGTGTGCCCTACGCCGTCTCGATTTGAAGACCTAGCTTCCAAGCTGGAGGCAACGGCCCCGGAGAAACCGCCCGTCCGGGTGCCGCGCACACAAGACTGGGATGGTACTGTATAATAGTGGTAGGCCAATTCCAGCCTACCCAAGGAGCCAGAACAGACATGAAATTCCGATACGCCGTCGCGTTGTCGCTGGTCGCGCTGCTGTCCCTCGGGGCTTGCGGCACCCCCACCGAGCCGGACCCGATCCCGTCCCCCTCCCCGTCGCCGTCGCCGTCCCCGTCGCCCGAGCCCGTGGTTCACGTCGCGCTGTCCATCGACGTGTACGACGCGGACAGCCGGCGCCTGATCTTCGAGGCGGACCACGGTCAAGAGGTCGTGCTCAAGGCCGCCGTCGCAGCCTTCGACGGCGCGACCGGTGAGGCAGTGGCGGCTCCGTTCGTCGCTGAGTTTTCGTGGTCCAACTTCAGCGACCCGATGGTGGGCTGCGGTCTCTTCGGTCCGGTGACCTCGAACCATCCGCACGCGCGCTGCGTCGGCGATGGTTTCTTCATCTTCCGCGTGACGGCGCTCTCGTACGATCGCACCGAGGTCGGCCGCTCCGCGATCTACTCGCTGCCGATCGGCACAGCCGCGGGCGATTCGCGAAACGTCCTGCGGCAGTTGTCCGACGACGAAGCGCAGAGGTACCAGTGATGGGGTTCCTTCTTCGCGTCGCTGCGTATTACGCAAAGGCCAAGGCGGCATACGCCGTCGTCCGCGCCGCGCTCCCCACGATCAAGAAGGCCGCGACCAAGGTCAAGGGCGTGGCCGAGAAAATCGAAGACAAACTGTAAAGGAGAGCTGCACCCATGAGCCTCAATCTCGGACAGCGCCTCAGCCGCACCGTCGTTTTCCTGCTCATGGGTGCGGCGCTTGTCGCCGTAACCGTAGCGCTGGTTCCGCGCCGCGCTGCGTTCGTGCTGGTAACGCTGCTGCTCGTCGAGGGGTGGCTGCTCGCGAACAAGTACGCAGACGACACGCTTAGCGAATCCGTCTGGGCGCTCGCGTCGCGCCCGCTCGTGCCCTGGCTCTTTGGCATCGCCACCGGCTGGAGCATTTGCGCGGGATACCTGGTGAACCCGTGGCTCGTGCTCGCGGCCGGCGCCGTGAGCGGCCACTTCGTGTGGCAGTCCGCGGACGTGTACAAAGCGATTGCCAAGAAGGAGGATACGGAATGAAACGGTTTGTCGTCGCACTCTTCGTGAGCGCTTTCCTGTTTTCGGCCGCGCTCGCCCCCGCCGCGCAGGTCGGCATACTCTCTCAGGTCAAGACCAACCTTCCGGGCTTCGTGGTCCGGTATAATCTCGACTGGATCTGTGATTCAGCTGGAAACGTCAGCGGGCACGTGATCCGCGTGCCGGCCGGCCGGCTGTTCCAGGTCAAGTTCTATCCGGGTTCCGGCGGCGCTGCTCCGACAACGCTGTATGATGTGACGCTCTCCGAAGGAGCCGAGGATCAAACGCCCGCGGACATTCTCATCGGTGGCGGCGCGAATCTTTCCGCGACCGCGGTCAAGATTCTCCAGATCAGTCCGCCCATCTACCATGACAAGGACTATCTGCTGTCTCTCGTCGTCGCCGCTGCCGGTGACACAAACTCCGGGAACGTCATCTTGTACATCCAGCAATGAAAACTCCGCGGCTCGGGCGCATCCTT